ATATCCATACTCTCCTTCAACCGGATTACACTTTCTCTGCCATGTAGTTTGAAAACATCAATACCAAGATCAAACATCTCTTCCCAATCCTTTTTCCAAGGTGGTAAATTTGCTGACTTCAAAACTGCTGAGCTATCTTGCTGCTCCCACTTAGAACACGATACACGACTGATAATATTACCGAAGTATGGTGGTTCGTGATTTTCTCTTGTGTTATTATAATGGTAATGCTCAGGCATGATAGGGCATCCACCCCAACATCCCTCGTTAGCAAGCATGGAGAACTTGACTGGTTTTCCAATGGAAGCACAATAATCTTTTGCTTCCTTGAGACGCCTGAGTTGGTCTTGATCTCTCATTAAATCTCTATCGAGATTGATGTAATGAAAACCTGCTTTAGCAAGTGAGACAATATCATTTGCCTTCGATACTTCATGTAGAATAGTATTCTTGACATAAAGTTCTGGCATCTCTTTTTGAATTTGACCTGTAAGCATCCATGAAGTATGGGGAAGAGTTACTGTTCTAACACCAGCTTCGTAGATGTATTTGAAGTTGTTGATAAACAAATCCAAATTTTCTTGCGTTGGTCTTACATACGGATTGTTGAACGTAGCAGACAGAGGAATACCAGTTTGCTTTGAAATATACAGAGCATTGAAGGTTGTCTGCCTCAAGTCATCTTCAAATACATCACCCATGGCATCCTGCATAAAGGGAGGCATACGACAAGTGAAATATAAGTCAAAGATGTATTCCTTGTATTTTTTTAGAAAAGGAATGAGAATATTATTAGCAAAGTTCTCATCGATCTTTGGATTAATTGGTAAACTAAACATTTTCAAAATCTCCCATGCCAACCATACTGTATCTATACTCATCCAAATACCAGCTTTCTTGAATCCATGGAGAATGGAAAAATCCTCCATTATAGAATAGAAGCGTGTTATACTCCATAGGAGCAATACATGTCATCTTCCAGTCTTCATCTCCTTTGAAGTTTTTCCACTTTTCATATCCAGATCCCATGAGAGGTTTTTCAAAAAGATGATTGTATTCATCTTCTGACAACTCACTAACATGCAACTTATTTTTATGTGCCCAAAAAGCAGTTCCACCTAAACATTTTTTGTTTAACCATAAGTTCCAAATACCATAGAACGGATCAGAATGTGGTAAATTTGAATGTTCTTTCATCAACATATTACCACTGTAAATGTTACATGAAACTCTAGCAGGTTTCCATTGACCTACATGTTCTTGAATATAGAGAGTAATAAATTTAGCCGCCCATGGTGGGATGTCTTGTCTGAAACCAGGAGAATATGTGTGATCTCTAGTTGCTGGAAATTGCTGAATTAACTCGATGTATTCTTCTGGGTTTTTCAGAAAGTTTCTAATACACTTAAATTTAACTCCATCGTATACAACTTCTTCAATTTTTGCATCTTTATTAATCAGGCAAACTCTTTCGAGATAATCATTTTCTATTAATATCATTCTCTAACTACCTTAAATGAATATGAGTTATTATAAAAATGTTTGGGCATAATATTAAATGAGATGCTAATGCGATTGTCTGAATTATTACCACTATATCCATGAATTAAATGTGATTGCCATAGCAATACATCACCTTCATTATAATTCATTATTGCTCCTCCAGAGTTATACTTTGTATTCTTTTTAATTGTTAATTCTAGATAAGGAGCAGAGTTCATTCCTGACATCATATTTTGATTTTGGAATTTTAATTTACCATGAACATCTGGGTTGAAATTTACATAGTATGTTCCCGAAATAAATGAATTACCGTGGTTGTGTAGAAACTGATCACCATTACTTTGACATAAATTCATCCAGCAGTCTGTAATTACCACACCATCTTTTAACTCATACCCTAAAATATTTTCAATATAGTCGGCAGCAAATCTTGAGATCTTTTCTTCAAACCATTTAAACTGCTCTAAATTTAATAAATTTTCTTTGTTAGTATTGCAGTAATGATATAAATTATTGCTATCTTTGTTTTTTGAAAAAGAGTTCTCTTTGATTATCTCAAAACAAAGATCTTTAATTTTAATTTTACTTTCATAATCAAAAGAATACTTCCCAATAGCTTGTGGGAATATTTCAAGAGTGCTCATAACGTAAGGCGATTTAATGAATTTGGATATCCCAAAGTTCCTTTGGGGAAAATGTTAAATGAAATACTATATCTTTTTAAATATGGATTTTCATTTGGAATAGTATCATGCTCTAACCAAGATGGAAAAATCAAACACATTCCTTTTCTAGGCTTTATAAAAATTTCTCCAGAATTCAATGGATTTTTTTTCTTTATCTGTGGCATGAAAAAGAATTTAATTCTTGTTGGATCAATAAATTTGATATAATTTGATAAGGAACCTTCTTCTGTTTCTGGTGGATCTTCTGGATACCATACACCAGAAAACATAGAATTGCTATGTGAGTGAGCATGTATATAACCCTTGTTTCCGAGAACATTCCCCCACATTGTTACTACTTGTGGGGTAATAGAATCATATTCATACAAATCAAAAATATTTTTTGTTATAGATTCAATTGAAGTTACTAATTCTTTATAAAGTGATTGAGTGTGTAAAGTATCTTCACTATAATATGAAATTGAATCTCTGACTGATACATTATTCTGCTTTTCTGCTTCTAGAGGAGAAAGAACAGAACCATTTGAAGACAAAAGTTCTTCGCCATCAGATGAGTTATATTTGTTTGTTAAGTCAGACATTATTTCATCAATATTCGAAACCATAATAGTACTTTCGAAAAGAGGAATAGAAAAAATACTATGAACACTATTTAATTCAATTTTGTTTTCGATTACACTATAATCCCAGAAATTATTATTCATATTAATTTCCTTTTAATTTTTTCTGCTCAACAATCTCCTTAAGTGAATTAATCATCTTCAATTCCATATTATCTTCGATACCTTCAAATGTTGGTAATCTTAGATTTGCTGAATCTGACAATAGTTGTTGTGTATACTCTCTAGTTCTACCTTCAATTTTTGCTAACTGACCACCAAGAAGATTGGAATACTGAAAACCAATTGAAAGAATTTGAAGTTGTTCTTCTTCTGGAAGCATGGCAATAGAATCTAAGTTGCCTGTGCTAATTCTCCCAAAAGAAAGGATATCCATAGCAGCTTGTTTGCCCATGCGAGCAATCCAATACTTTCTTTCTTCCTCTGGATCTTGATCAAAGTATCTTTGAATATCTTCTTCGCTTTCTACATTTTCTTGAACTCTTTTGACAAAAACATCTATTTCTTGTTCTTGTCTAGTTAATTTTCTTCTGCGGATATCATTATCAGATTCTAAATCTTCGATATCAATACGAATTAATTCTGCTTCTAGATCATCCTCACACTTCTCTAAATCTCGTTGAAGTGCTTTAATTTTAATTTCGTCTCTACGAACATCAAGTTTAATTTTTCTGATGCCGTGATATCTATTTTCAATTTCTAAAAGTGCTTGGCGAATTTGACGATACTTTGTAACGTGAGAATTCATCACAAAATTATCATTTTGATAATCAGTTTGACCAGTAGCAAACTGCACTGCATTTTGCAGAATAGTCTCTTTACTTAACATAACAATTCCTGTTTATGATTAAAATCTTAGACCAATTCCTACAGGAACAACACGCTTAAAATCAACAACTCTACCTTCTTCAATAGCTTGTGATTCTGGCATTGCAATGCTGAAATAGTCTTCGTATAATCTATTTAGATCTCTAATTGTGGAGGCATTTTTGAATTGTGCTTTTATCCAAGTCATTCTTGTTAGAAGATCTGTAATTTTTTGCTTATATACTAGACGCCCACTAATAATTTTTTCTGCCATTTCTTCAACAGATATTTCTCTAGCACCAGCTAATGCAGTTAACAAAGGAACTTCCGTATCTTTATTACTTTGATATGCTAATGCTTCTTCATATTGTAGTTCAAATGACAAAGATTCCATATTAGAAGAAGTATCTAATTCCATAAATTTTTTATCAAACTCTTCTTCTATAACTGCTTTTGCTACCAACCTCATAGCGTTTATAACAGCATTTCTTCTCTCGTCATCAACATCAAGAACAATTTTATTAACACCAGCTTTTGGATCATCTTCTACGGAATTGAAAACACCTTCAGATTGAAATGCAACAACTTCTCCATTTGCTTCTTGCTGAACTATTTTAATTTGACCTCTAATATCAGCAAAAGTTTTAAACCCCTTAAATCCAGTAATAGGATCTAACGGGTAATATTTTCCCTTCACAATTTCTTTGAACATCAATTCTTCGGATGCTGGCATAGAAACAGCATACCAATTCAACAAAGATCTCAAAACTCTGAGATCATATATGATTGAGAATAGTGAAGTATCTTTTATTAAGTAATAAACTCTTTCCATTTTTTAATTCCTATTAATATGTTCCAATTCCACCTGTTGCGCCAGAACCATCTGTTAATGGGGCACCACCTTGTAATGTAGCACCAGTGGATCCACCATAAACCATTGTTCCTGGAGCAACTTGCTGACCACCTGCATATGTCATATAAGACCTTGGAGGAATACCAGCACCTTGCATATCTCCACCTTCTTGACCAGTTCCTGATGAAGCACCAGGAATTCCTTTACGATACGTTAGAGTGCCATCAGCAAAACGAATTACATCATTATAATATTGATAAATCCATGCGTTATTGTTCTGAGCATAATTATAGTTTGAAATACAATAACCTTTGTTCATACCAGTATGTAGGTTCTCCTCACCACCAGTTTCTGGTTTAGTAATCCCAGATCTTAAAATAACGGCATCAGTATCTCTTCTCTTAGTTACGTTTCTATCTGTGTTACCACCTTCCGAACAATAGAAGAAACCAATACGTGTTGCTTGGTGCTTGTTAATTCCATCGCAACCAGGAGCAGGTGAATAACTGGACCATGCTGTAAATGTTTCTGTTGAGAATTCAAATCGGTTCTGACCTTGCGATAGCCAAGCAAAAAATTCACCTTCCGCGTGAGAAACGTATGAAATTGTGCCGCCAATTTCAGCAATCATTGCTTCTGTGATCAGATCATGTCTGGATGTGTTGCCATTGCCAGAACTGATATATGCTCTATTTCTACCAGCATTTGTTCTCCACTGGTTACCCATAAAGTCGAGCCAAGCACCAGAATAACTACGTGCTCTAGTGTCATTCCAAGATGTGTTGAGACCTCTATTTGTCTCTGTAATCATGCTCATGGAACATGTGGAAGCAGAAGCTGGCAACCAAGAGTTAGCACAGTTGTAAACAAAGAGATTTACTCCATTATGAGAACCGCCAATATAAGCAGCAGAATAATCAATAACATCCCCAATGGAAATTGTTACGTCTGATGGATGTGAAGTTCTGTTACCGTTTCTCCATGGGTTAGCATTTTGATATCCAGCAACTGTATAACCCCTATTAATGATATAACGGAATGCCCACTGATCTGGGTTCTCTAGACGATAGTTTGCATCAAGGTCATGTGTCCAATATGCTTCGTATGTAGATGCAGATGGATTCCAACGAGTTCTAAGAACGGATCCATCAGTTGTTGCATCTTGGGTTGGGAGAGTTTTGAAGATTGAACCTGCTTGGTATAAGTTACCAGAGAAGTTGATATTGCCATTAACATCAAGAGTATATCCTGGTCTAGCAGATGTGCTAAAATTTCCAATGCCAACTCTTAGTGTTGGTCTGTCTAAAGTAATTAATGGGTTAGTGTCATTTCCAGCATCAACTGCTCGGAAGAAAAGCATACCAACGGAAGCATCATCTTGCGTGATACGGAAACCATAGTCGTTTGGCGCTTGTCTGAAATAAATGTATCTATTACTGGTAGATGAACTATCAGCTCTAATAGTAATACCATTTCCACCGAGAACATTCAAACGAGTATATTCTGTTTGATCTGCAGTTCCAATAGAAAGATTTCCAGAGTTCCATAGTTTTAATTTTATACTTTCTGTGGAACCACCGCTTCTGGTATACCAACCAAAATCTGGAGATCCACTGCTTCTATATTCACAACGAATACCACCTAAAGGAGTTGCTCCACCAGATCCCTGAGTAAATCCTATACCATCATATTGCCCATCTGTAATACCAGAGTTGACTTGAATTTGGAATGAATATCTTGTTCCAGCGTTGCTTTGAACTGTTACTAGTTTTGGTGAAGTTGCTGTGGTTGTTCCACCAACCATCGTAACTCCATTGAAAGGAGTTAATTTTAATGCTCCACCAGCATCATAGGATAATCCAGGAACACCAGAAACATCAGAAACTGCAAAGATTGTTCCAGTGGTTAAGTTATTGTTGATCGAAAATAACTGACCAGCAGAACCTTCAAAGGATAATGTATTATCATCAAGCACACGAAGTCTTATCGGTGAGTTTACTTGACCGACAAAACTAACTTCTGGTAATGATGTAGTGCCTTTATTCGGCGTTATAAGGATATCCTTATCAGAATTTGCCATTTCCTATAAGCCTTTTATTGAGTATTTATATTACAAATCTTCCGCGAAGTCTTTCAAAATTTTGTTGAACTTCTGCATCTGATAATGCTTTGTTGTAAATCATTGCTGGTCCAATATCTAAATCTATCTGATATCCAGACCCAGCACTTCCTATTCTTACAGGATCATCTGTTGTTCTTACTGTAGAAGTAGTATTTCTTGTTACAAATGAAGTACTTCCATCTGATTTATACATATAGCTTTTTTGAAATCCTCTAGAAACACTGTAAGTATAAGCAACAATACTCCATGTTGAATATCCAAACGTATAAGATAAACCAAGTGGATTTCTTTGATTATCAGTTCCAATAAAATCAAATAATAATGGATTTCCAGTATACCATTCCATAATAATTCCATATTCATTATAATTTGGTTTACCGAATAAAGTTCTGTATTTAGTATCACCATTTGCTAAATTTTGATCGCCAAATGCTTGATTTAATCTATAACAAATAAACATAGAAAATGAAGATGTTAATTTCAAATCGCTGTCAGAAGGGCACTGAATATAATTTGACCCATTATTAAATTTTAATATTCCTCCGTTGCTTGGCGAATATGATATTGCAGTTCCAGAAGTATTTACTAATGATAATGTTCTATTACCTGCTATATCCAATAAAGAAGAACCATTCCAACTCTTAGAATTTCCTGGATCTATGCAAAAAATTAATCCGTCTTCAATTAAATCAGCACCTGCGTAAACTGCCATTAGTATCCATACCTCGCTGCGTGTGCTGCAAAATTTCCCCGAACTTCACTTGATGTTAATACTCTATTATAAACTCTTGCTTGATATAAAACACCGTTAATACTAAACCCAGTATTACCACTCCACCCTTGACCATATGGATATAAAGTCATATAACCAGCGCCAATACCATTCCCATAGTAATCACCACCACCAGTTATACCATGGTTTTGGGAACCAGAATATTGACCTCCGTTAATATAATACCCCATTTGAGTTTGATTTGCCCAACATACTATATGAACTGGTTTGCCAAATGATGATAAATCTACTGGATAATTAATTTGCGATGAAGGTTGTGATGAACTACTACCACCAGAAGCAATATAAAAACTTCCAGGAAACACCCAAACATTATATCTACCAGATCCATTCCAAGGTCGCGTAAAAAGAACACCATTTCCCTCGTAGGGATATACCCACATTTCATTTGTTAATGTTGGTGTGCCATATGTTCCAGTTGGATCCCATCCATAATAATAACTGTTACCACCATTTTGGGTAAGCATTTGAGCATTACCATCAAATAGTAATCCTTTTGCTATTGTTCCGTATGTTGTGGTATTTACTGTGCCAGAAAAATTAGCGGTGCTCCAATTATATCCATTATTTAATAAACTATAAATTGTTGCTTGATTATTTTGTGCTACATATGAATTTGTATTAGTAAAATCAAACCAACTATACAAACTGCTATCAACTACAATAGAGGGAGAATGTCCTAGTGCCATTAGATTCCGAACCTCCCTTTGGTTAAATCAAAATGTCTTTTTATTTCTTCTGCGGTAAAAGATTTATTATAAACATACCAATAACCAATTCTTCCCTTCCAGAAATTATCAGCTCTACCCAAGTATTCTGTGGAGTTTTGACCATAAGAATACCAAGTGGAAGGATTGGTTGATATCAGAGATCCATTCATATAATAATTATGAGCACCATCTAGTGAAGATTGCGTAACTGCAAAAATATACCACTGTTGGGTATTTAAAGTGATTCCAGAACTCAAAGTTCCATAATATGCTCCAGATGGTCCCGTGCTGAAATGTAAATCATAATCATTTGGATTTGGTCCTCTAGTTCTAATGTAAAAATTTGCATTCCTATCACCAACACCACCAATCATAGCTCTATAATAACTTGTTGTAAAAACAACATCAGAATCCATCCAGGCTGCAACAATTATGGTTTTTCCTGTGTAGGGAGTGTTTAAATATACAGTTTGAACACTAATACTATCATCAGATCCATCAAAAGTAAAATATCCGTTTGATGGAGGTTGCAATCCATTATTTAAAGTGTATGTTGTATTACCAGCAACATATATTTTGGGGTTTCCAGCATCAACACAAAGAACAATATTATCTAAACCTGGCAATACATTCCCATATCCAATCGCCATCACTCTTCCTCCTCAACAGGCAACTCAACTTCAACCTCTAACTTCTCAATATCCTTACGCATCGCCTGAACGAAGTAGAATGCCTCACCACCACCAATAAGGATCTTGTTATCTTCAATCTTCTCAACCCATGACATATGATTGCCGATTGGAGTGAGTTGAACGGTGATGGTGTTCTCATCGACAAGAGCAACCCAGTAATCAGGTAACTCAATAACACCAGATGACTTACCACGAACATATACGCCGTGCTCTGGTCCTTCCAACGAACCATAAACGAGGTCATGGTTCTCTTTGGTTGGGTGGGGAATACGGAATGACTTGGAAGTGGCAGCGAAGGAACCATTAACTTGTAGTTGATAAGTTAATGTATTGCTTTGAGCAATATTAATACCAACTCTTGAGTTGGAATCCATATAGATACCAACTGTCGAAGTTGTGCTTGGGAATAATGAATTTCCACTTGAACCAGTTTGAGCAATTAAGAATTTGCCGCCAAGTTGACCAATAGAATAATGTTGAACAGCATTATCATGGAATTTGATACCCTGACCATTAGTATAGGTTCTATCTGTAGTTGCATCGCCTATTCTGATCCATGGAGCATCAATATCAGCGCCCAATCCACCAGTAACACTCGCATCAGATGTGTTGTTATTTACAGATAGTAATTTGGTTTGGAAACCGCCGCCCGCAGCAGTTTGTCTAAATCTGCCTTGTTCAGCTGCAGTATCAGTTTGAAAAATAATTGCGGAGTTATCATTTTGATAAATGATAGCACCAGTTCCAGCAGATGTAATAGTCAACCTTGCTCCAGACCCACCTGTTTCACTAACCCCAAGACCACTGTTGAAGGCAATCTTCAACTGACCTGTCATTGTATCGCCTGCCTTCAATACGTTGAGAGAAGCAGCACCAGTGACACTAGCAGTGATTGTGCCAGCGGCAAAGTTACCAGAAGCATCACGGAGAACAACGGTATTTGCAACATTGTTAGTTGCTGGAGTTAGGTTACCAGCGTTCCAAATCTTATTGTTATTGATTGTAACTGCATCAACAGAACCAGCAACGATGTTGAGGTTACCGCTACCATCTGTGTTGCTACCACCAGAAGCAACCAGAGCAACGTTGTAGTTGGATGCTGCTGAAGAGCTGCTGCTAAAATAGATAGCAGGGGATGATGCAGTGCCATCCTTTCTACCAAGCTTGAGCAGAGCAGTTCCAGTTAAACTCTCAAGTGAAGCAGTTTCGAATGTTCCCTGATTTCTGAGAGTATAATCTTGGAATGCAACTCTATTGGAAGCAGTTCCGATCGTTTGAGCGCCAGTGAATGTTCCAGTTGTTAGAACACCACTGATGATGCTGTAATCTAGTGCGTCGTCAGCATCGTTATATGTGGCGACGTTAGTGATCAGAATCGTTCCAGTTCCCTGTGAATTAACATCATAGAGGTTAACAGTCTGACCAGCAAGGAATGGCGATGCAGTTAATACGAAACCAGTGACGTAAATATCATAATATGGATTATTAGTTGTAGTAAGAACTTTTACTCCACTATTAAAACTCTTTTGTGTCTGGTAAGATGGTAAACGGTTATCGCTGATAATGCCAGAGTTTAAGTTATAAGCATTTTGGTAGAATGAACCTTGACGGTTATCGAGTTTATCAGCATCCAATCCCGTTCCAGGACCATCATTAAGATCTGTCCACACTTTTGCCCAAGAACCAAATGTAGTAACTCCCGTTCCAGAACCACGGAGCCACATATTATTATTGTCGGTAAAAGCAAGTTGTCTTACTCCACCATAAGTAGCGTCAAATCCCGAAGAACCATTTCTGAGTGTAAGAACTAGATGTTTAGTTCCACCATCATCTAAGCTATCTGATATATTATTTCTCGTGTCAGCAATAATACCTTCGGCAAATGAGTTGGGGGAAGGGGATGAAGTTGGGTTGTTTGTAGAAGTAATCAGACGTAAGGTATTACCTGACTGACCAGAGATAGAAATATTATATGTTCCAGCAAGACGGTCAACAGATAATGTTCCTGAATTTAAGTTGCTTGCATTTAGATAGTAAGCACCCTGGGCACCATCAAGTAAGTCTGCATCCAATCCGCTATCTGCACCAGTCTTGAGAGTTACTGATCCATTGCCAGCAGCGTTTAAAGTGAACTGTGACTTTTGGAATCTAGCTACACCAACTGAACCATATGGATCAGAAGAAATAGTTAAATCATCAACTCTCTTAACATCAATAGCAGCATTAGCATAGTTTTTGTTGGTTGTAGCGGTTTTAGCCAGAAGAACTAATCCAGAACCAGAACCAATCACAGAAGGAGCAGAAGTAACACTAAAATCACCAGTGTAATTAACTCCACCACTTGTTACCGCCACAGTTGTTACAGCATTACCAGCAACAGTAATATTTGCTTTTAATCCAGTTCCAGTTCCACCACTTAAAGAAACATCATAATACGTTCCATTCGTAAATCCACTCCCCCCATTTGCAACAACAATACTATCTACAAAGTTTCCAATGGTGTAAGAAGTATCAATAATAAGTGGAGATGCTGGGCGAGTAAACTGAATTACTGTTCCAGAGGAAATATTTTGAGTTACTGGGTTGTTTAACTGAACTGTAGTGAATCCAGCAGCAGTAATTACAGAGTTAACTAATGTTCCTAGTGGAATGCCGTTAACGTCATTAACAATACCATGCCCCTTGAGAATGTTTGCGTTTGTTTCAAACACAAATGTGCTCGAACCAGATGAAACAGCATTTGTCAACTTAGCAAAGTATCTTGTCTCTGTTCCTTTGAGTGATTGAAGAACAGGAGCATAAGATTGATCTCCTCTTAGGAATGTAAAAGAGTTTGCTTCCGTTGAGTTTTGTGCCAGACGAGTAGTAGCGATAATACCAGAAGTAATGGCATCTGCAGAAATCTGGTTAGAAGATAGAGATACCCAGTTACCATTAATCTTTGATGAAGTATTAACAACACGAGAAATATCAACTACTGTGCCTGTTGGTGAATTATTAGATGTTACTGTATCGGTATCAACAATCTTGATGTTGTTGACGATATCACCATACAACCTGTTTTCAATGAGAGCAGAAGCAGTAGCAGTAACACCAGCACCACCTGGACCAGTGAATACGACTGAAGGTTGCGTGGTGTATCCTTTACCACCAATATAACCGTTATTTTCTGTGATGGTTACAGAAACAACTTGACCATTAGCAATGGTGCAAGTAGCAGTTGCTGATACCGCACCACCTTGAGGATTTCCACCAGAAATGACGATATTGGGTGGAACTGTGTATCCAGATCCAGGATTCGTGATGTTAATCTTCCAAACTACACCTTCTCTGTATTCTGTTGCTTGAATTTGACCACCAGATCCAGAACCAGTAAAGATATTTCCTGTGTTGAATACTAAAGCGGTATCTACTGCGAATCCAAGATACAAGCTAGTTAAATCATTATTAAGAATGTAAGATACTGATGTATCTGCTTGAATGGCAATGTCACCAGCAAGTGCTCCTTATAATGCTAGACGAGCCGCCTGATTTGCCACTGTGAAGACGTTGAAAGGTCTTAGGGCAGGGATCTGGTCAATAGAGATCTTACCACTGTCTGTGAGTTCTACAAGCGCCCTAGGAACGGCATTTGTGGAGTATGGCTTGTTGATGTATGGGCCAAGATTATTTGAGATATAATCCTTAACTGCCTTTTGAGTCGGTAGTTTAGAGTCAGTAGTAAAAGCACCACCTAAAGTATTAGAAGCATCGAATCCAGTAACAACAACGTCACCGCCCTTCAGTTTGAGGAATTCAACTTCCGAGATGGTAACTGTTCCAGTAAAGGTAATTGCACCAGTTCTGTTTTCAATACGTGCGAAGTAACCTACCTTGAAGTCACCAAGTTCGTCGGTTCCTGATGTATAAACACGACCATAGTATTCAGATACTTGTTCGTATGCTTCAATTTTGATACCACCATTTTCTGGTAGAGCATTGTAGTTTGTTCCAGATCCAGCAAATTCCCAAGTGTGACCAGATGAGTTAACAATAGAAGGTCTATGTAACTTAATAGTCTTACCTACAAATTCTGAGTTAGAAATTCCAACAGGAACACCAGTAGAAAGTTTGGTGAAGTCTGCGCCATCGTTTAAGACAATAGTAGCACTGAAAGGTGGACCAACAGTTACGTTTCTTACCGAATCAATGAAATATTCTATGTTGGTATTTGTGTTTCTATATCCATCAATCTTTACAACATAATGTTCAAATGGTCTTCTACCCAAACCACTGACGGAAATTTCTGTTTTACCAGTAACAGATGTGGTGATATTAGTAATAGTTCCAATATCAAATGTGTATGGATCTTTTCTATATCCACGAGCTCTTAGAGCATAGATACCAAAGTTGGTAGCAGCGTTGGTAACAGAAGCATAACCACCACTATCAGCATAA